AACGCATACCTATGTGTGTTTATAATCTTATCTATTTTTAATACAGTCCAACAATTGAACTGTTTATTTTCACAATTAAAAAGGTAAGCAGACTTTAAACATCCGCAAGACTTTGACTTACCATTAACTAATTGATCTGCTCTTACATGATGTTTTGAGTTACAGATACATTGGCAGTACCAGTAAGTTCTATTCGGGCCTCCTAAAACTTTAGGAGACTTATATAATGTTCTCCAATATGTAAAATGTTGGTCTGGTGTAATCGGTGGATATATACGTCTATATTTACTCATCTATGTTATCCCTCGCATGCTATGCAGACTTCTTCTCCTTCAGCTAAATTAGTTAACTTAGTTATTTCTTCTTGTGTAAGTATCTTCTCTCTTTTTATTTTTTCTCCAACTTTATCTGCTTTTCTTAATTTATCACTTCTACAGTAATACAAAGATTTTAATCCAGCCTTCCAAGCTAAAGCATGACAGGCATGTAACTGCTGAACGTCTACATCAGGATCAAAAAATAAATTTATAGACTGCCCTTGGTCTATATAATCCTGTCTGTTACTGGCTAACTCAATTACCCATTTCTGATTTATTTCATTGGCAGTTTTAAATATTTCTTTAATATTTCTAGGAATATCAAGATGTTGTACTGACCCTGAGTTAGATATGATGCTGCTCCAAATCTTCTCAGTATTTAAATTATTTTCTATCAACCATTTCTCTAAGAATTTATTTTTCTGTATATATGCTCCGCTAAGAGTATCTTGCCTGTAGACGTTGGCTCTGTACGGTTCTACAGAAGGAGAGGTGTTACCCATAATTAAGCTACTAGAAGCATTAGGGGCAATAGCCATATGGTGTGAAAATCTACGATGGACTTTAGCATCAGCAGCATCTGGACATGCTCCTCTACTGTCAGCTAATATCTCATCTGCGTCAATACATGCGGTATGAATATGCTTAAAAATTTTTCTGTTTATAGATACTGCGGCAATCCCTTCAAAGGGGATTGAATTTTTTTGTAAGTAAGCATGAAAACCTAATGCTCCAATTCCTATCGATCTTTCTCGCATAGCAGAAAAAGCTGCTCTACCCACTTCAGCAGGAGAATTTTCTATAAAATTATCTATAACATTATCCAGCATTTCCATCACATCTAGGATAAAATCAGGATTATCTTTCCAATCATCAAAATATTCTAAATTTAAACTGGATAAGCAGCAGACTGCAGTTCTTTCGGAAGAAGTAGGAAGAAATATTTCAGTACATAAATTACTCCCATTAATTTTCAACTCCCTCTCTTTTAGCCAATGGGGTAGTTTACTGTTTGCAGTATCTAAAAATATTAAAAAAGGTTCTCCAGTTTCCATTCTCGTTTCTAAAATCTTCATCCACAAATACTTAGCTGATACAACCTCTATTGTATCTCCAGTATTAGGAGAAATTAATTCCCAAGAATCATCATAGTTTTTTTCTTTCATGCAGTTAAAGATAAGCTCCATGAAATTATTGGAAATATTTACTCCATGATGCAGGTTATGTGTCCGATAATTTTGATCTCCAGTAAATTTTCTCATTTCTAAGAACTGTAGAATATCAGGATGATCTATATCTAAAAATGCTGCGTAAGATCCTCTCCTAGTTCTGCCCTGTCTGTATGCCAAAGAAGAAGCATCATAGACTTTAAGGTGGGGCATTACTCCAGTACTTTTTTCATCTACTTCTCTGATTTTAACGTGTATACCTACTCCTCCTCCTAACATACTTAACCAATTTACTTCACTAAGAGTATCTACCAAACCCTCTGCAGTATCCTCTAAATATGATAGAAAACAGGAAATGGGTAATCCCCTGCTAGATCTGCCGTTACTGAGTATAGGAGTGGAATAGGAAAGCCAATGCTTAGAAGAGTAATCGTACAATCGTTGGGCATGTTTACGATTAGAACCAAACTTGGAAGAAACATAAGCCAATCTTTCTTGAGGAGATTCTTCACTTGGAAGCATATAAGATTCTGATAATCTAGCTAATCCTAATTCATCGAATAAACAGTCCCTGCTAAAATCCATTTTTATATCGTTACGCAACATCATTTCTTCTTACCCCTCACTGGTTTTTTTATTCTTAAAAAATTCATTGCTAAGTTAAACGAATTCAAATTAATTTTTTCATTCAACCAATTTTCATCTATGTATCTATCACAATATAAAAAATTGTTCTTCTCACACCAATCCGCATAAGTAGTTCTACTCCCTTTTCTTAAAGTAGATTTTGAATTGTAGAATACAAATCTCAGGTCTAATTCTGGAAATAGTTTCTTTATCAGAAGATGTTTTTTTCGATCTTCTGTAGTAAATCTTCCCTTGCTTTCAATGACTATACCGTTAGGTAGGAAAAAATCTGGAGTGTAAGTTCTGATAATCGCAGGTACGGTATACTTTATTGAGAGTGTTTCGTATTCTACTGATATGTTAGCTTTTTTTAACTGTTGAGCAATTTTATCTTCTAGCCCACTCCTATAGCCATGTTGTATTCCTCTAAATTTTCTGTAGTCATAAAACATCCCTGCTCCTTATTCATCTTCTTCAGTATAATGAGTGTACCAAACCATTTTTGGATTTTGAGCTTTTGATCTGGCTTGAGGAAGATACTGAGCATCCGGCCAGCAATGTCTTACAAAACTACAGAAACTACAGGTTACAGGCAATTTTTTATTGCCTGTAGGTTTTCTGTAGAAATATTCATCCTGTTCATCAAAACATTTTTTAAAAGAATGATCCTCTGTAATGTACTTTATAGTTTCTTTTATTTTTGCAACTTCTTGTTTCTGCTCAGTTTCTAACATAGAAAATTCAACTACAGTTATTTCTCCTGTAGATTTATTTAAGACAATCCAACCTCCAGGTCTTTTATTCTGAGGTAAAGAGTAAGAAAGAAGTTGGTCAATATAGCCAAAATTATCTGTACCTGCAACTCCAGAAAATCCTTTCATCCATTTATTCTCATAGGCCCAAGGACTGGAGGATTTTATGTCATAAACTTTCTCTTCCAGTTCGATATCATTCTCCCCCTCAATAACAGGATATTTCTTGTTACCACCAAATAAATCCCATCTTATTTTATTTTTTGCCCCAGTAATTTTTATGTCAGTAAGTTTTATAATAAAATTAACAATAATTTCAGATAGATCACCCAAAACCATTCTAGTAAAATGATTGTATGGAAGTGGGTTTATTTCTTCTTCTTGTAACTCTTTCTTCTCTAGCTGTAATTGACAAGTAGGCTTTCCAACATTTGAGGAACGTAGTCTGAACTTTTCTTTTTTCCTTTTGAATTGTTTTTCAAGTACTAACTTAAATTCTACACATGCTTCATCAATTAGCTTATCTATCTTTTCTTCTGGTGCTACCTCTGAATGTTTATTGTTGCTCAACTTTTCTAGTACATTTTTTATTTTTACTTCTATAAGAGAAATCATAATAATTATTCTAGTTTCTGAAATCCTAATTTAAAATTTTTTATGTCTTTTATATCTTTTTCGTCTACTACATTTTGATCTACTTCTATTTTTTGTAGTAAAGGTTTATATTTTTTTATCGTCCCTCCTTTCTCCATGTATTTTTTTATAGCTTCATAGTGTTCACTGTCTTTTTCTATCTCACCAAAGTCTGTAGATTCTTTTTCTAAAAATGGGCTAGTCTGTTGTACCAGCAGATCACAAGATTCTCTAACTTTCCCCAGTTCTCTCTTTGTCTTATTAGTCAAAAAAGTTTTAGGAAAAATCCCTCTATTCTTCTGCTGGTTCATTTATAAATTATTAGTAATAAAATTAATTATTGAAGTCATCATCTAAAGAATCATCATCATATTCCTCTTCAGTCTCACCATGAGGATTTATGATTTTCGCAGTAAGTACTTGTTCTTCTTTATCAATTTTCGTTCCATACTGCTTACCTTGATTCTTAGCCAAATTATTCTGATGTTGCGTTTCAATAGAAACATTTTCCATTTGAATCATATCCTTGAACATAGTCATAGTTTTGACTGTTTCTGGGTCAAAAACTAAAGGTTTAGCATAATCAGGCGTAAATTTAATGACGTAGTAAGTTACTGCTCCATTAATCATTTCTTCAGCTTCAAGCTGAACATTAAATTCATGGAAGAGTCTACTAGCAGGTAGTGTATTGACTACCTGATTATCGAATGGAATAAAATTACTTCCTTTCAACAGAAGGATGCAAGGTGATCTATCGAACTCTACTTTTTCTTTATCTGCAGTAGTGCCAGTAAAAGACACTACTCCTCTCAACTGTCTGAAACATCGAATAGTCCCATACTTCTTTTGTTCAAATTTAGGTAAATCTCTAAATACTTTAGAAGTAGGTTTACCACATCTTACTGTACCAAGCTGATCTCTAGGCTCTGCTTGGAAGTTAGAAACTAGGATAGTTTTATTCTTCACAGAGTTATTCTCTTGATCATAGTCAATCCATTGGTAGAGCATTGATAAAGGCCGAAATACTACCCTTGGAGAGTACGCAGGTTCAATCTGTGGATGCTTTAGAAAGAAATGTCCTTCTGGCACTCTCCGATTTTGATCATCTTTTTTAGCTAACTGAACTTTAAGATTTGGTAATCTCTCAATATTTTTAGTACCTGCTCCCAATGCTTTGAGCGTTTCTTCCAACATTTCAGCAGGAACGGAAAGATCTTTCATCTGATCAGCACTTAATTTTTCTGGCATATTAACCTATATTTAAACTATTTCTGGTATAGTAATTTCTTCCATTTCCATCCAGTTATCTCCAATCTGTATTTCAATATCTAAAGGAGTAGATATTAAGTAGTTGAATCTAGCAAGAAATTCGTCTGGAAGATCTGTCATTGTAAAAACTAAAAGTTCAATTATCTTATCCAATTCGTCTGGGTACACATCAATCACAATAGAATCATGTACAGTTATAATAACGAGAGAATTCATCGTATCTAAGGCTGAATTCATTCGATGAACTGCAAGAGGAACTATGTCTGCCGTAGCGAATGATTGAACTGGATAATTTTTAATGTTGGTAGCGTTTGAAGACCCACCATTAGATAATCGAACAGTGTCTGGAAAGAAAAACTCTCTTCCAGACGGGGTAGTTACAGTACCAAACTTTACAGCTTCAGTCTGTAACTCGTCATGCCATGCTCTTAATCGTTCATAAATTTTAAAATACTCCTTAAAATAGGTTGCAATATGGGGTGGTTCACCTGCGCCTTGACCACCGTAAAGAGGAGCAAAAGTATATTTTTTCGCTTCCTGCCGCATCTGTTTAGTTACATCTCCTTCTTTACATTGGTTAATGATTGATGCAGTTTGCTTATGAACATCTCTACCTTCTAAAATATCTTTTATGATCTGAGGATCTTTGGAAAGTTCACCAGCAATCCTAAATTCTAGACCTGAGTAATCCGCTTCTAAAATCTTTCCTCCCCTATCAGCCCATCTACTCACTACACATTGCCTGACGGGGAATAATCTACCTTTCGGCTGATTCTGAAAGTTAGGATTTGAACTACTCAGTCTTCCAGTTCTGGTTATGCATTGGTTAAAATTAGGATGGAGTAGAGAAGAGGCAGATCTAGTCCAGTATTTAATACCTTTAACAAAACTCTCTAGATAGGTATTGATTGAAGATAATCTGATATAAGAAGATAAAAATCTTTTAGCTACATCCTTTTTGGGAGTATCTTCCCAAATCTCCAGCTTAGTCAGTAATTTCTCAATAGTTTTTCTATCTGATTTAAACCCATGAACTGAACAGTCATGAGGATTATCAGGGCTAAGTTTCAGTCCTGCAGTTTCTGATGTATCATTATAGATAAATCCTTCTCCGTTACATTCCCCACATATATTTTCACGTTTGTACCTTTCTCCGTTTTTCTTAATTTTAAAAATCTTTCCTTTGCCTTTACAGTCTGAGCAGTGCTGAGATTTTTGTTTTTTTATAACATTAAAATTTGATCTTATTTCGTATCTAAAATCTTTAGTACTCATTTTCGGTGGACGCAAAGATTTTCCTTTATCATCACACCCGATATTAAAAATTCTTTTATGATATTGCTTGTCTACTATTTTTCTTGAATAGATTAGTTCTGATATGTCTGCTCCAGAATTTAAATTAACAGGTTTATCTCCCATTAAAAATTTAGACATTTCATTTAGGCCAATCAATAATTCTTCTTTCTCTTTTACATAATTTTTTTCAACTTCTTTGAGTCTGTTTAAATCTATAGGTATACCGTTGCTTTCGATGCCTTGTAATGTTTTAGCGAATTCATTACACATATACACCAGAGGCTGTAACCCTACATTCCTCTGTTCCTCCATCAATCTTCTCTGCTCTATGTAAATATGTGCTGTAGTCAAAACATCTTGTTCTGCATATTCCAGAAGAATATCTAAAGGAATTTCGTCAAATCCTATGCCATCCCCTTTCTTGAATAATGTATCGACTAAATCACTTTTTTTATTTGGGGCATTTCGCCTTACAGCAGTTTTAGCCAAGGATAAAGGTAGTCTCATGCCTCTAGCTAATAGGTACTCAACAACCATTGTATCCCACAAAAATACAGGCATAGTAGGTAGGTTTTGAGTCTGCCTCATATATGACAGATCGAACTTACTGTTATGGGCGCACCATACCTGACATCTACTTACTGTTTTTTGTAATTCTTTTAACTCTTCATTCACTTTCGTAAAATATGAATGATCTTTTTCTACATCTTTATGATTTAAGATAATACTTTTTGGTTCATTTATTTTATAAACTTCTTCTTCAGTATTTTCTACTACACAATAATGGATTGAAACTATTTTATTCTCAGGGTTATACGGAGAGTTATCTGTAATTCCTCGTTCCTTATCTCTTTTTACTGTAGTCTCTAGGTCAATGACCAAAGTAGGAAAATTACAGTTAAACACTATATTATATTTTTCTGTGTAGAATGTTGATCGTTTCATTTTGATTTGTTCTATAAGTATTTTAATAAGTTAATTTAAATAGGTTCATATATAAACTTATCTCCATTTTTTTGACTGATTGAAATAGCGCCTGAGTTCCTTAGAACTAGATCATGATACAGTAACTCTTTTACAGATTTTAAGAACTTCTTGTCTAAGCAGTATCTAGGCCCAAACCCCATGTCTAGTTCTACAAAATAATCTTTAGGTAGAAGATCGTTAAGTAGATCATCCTTAGTAGTAAAGCCCAACATACTCGCAGATTCTATTGAGTAGCTAAAAAACAAAACTATTATGTCTGCTTTAATGGCTTCAAGAGATGAAAACATTAACTTATGATCTGACTTAGAAATTGTCTTTACGTCAACGGACAATCCATAAAACCAAAAATCAACTCCATTATCTCCAAATGTAAGCTGATCGTTCATTGGCAAATTAAATATTTTAGAAAAAGCTATTTCGCCTCTATATCCAACTTCTAGAGATTCTTTTAATGAAGGTTTATTTTTCCAACCTGTTTGTAGCTTATCGTGGAACTCAACCACGTTATTAGAATATTGTTCAATTTTGTGTAAATCTTCTTTAGTAAAATTAACTGTAATTTTAGTCTCATCATTTAAAGAAAATTTAGGATCATATGCAAATCTGCTAAGTTTTTCTGGCATAAATCAAACTCCATATTGACTCAATTCTGAATTGATGTTGACAACGATAGTTCCATGCCAACCTGATATCTTATTTTTACTGACAGTTATGAATCTCGTTGTATCCTCCTCATTATCTTCATTGTCATTATTAGCTTTAGCTATGCCTATTATAAGATCCGTTTCTGCTGATTTACCGATTTTGCTTCCTTCCATATCCATAGCTGTAAGTCTAGTTCTACCTCTAGCGTCAGCAGATGCTTGAGATACAGTTAGTAACGCCACATTAGTTCTTTTAGCTAACTCTCTTAGTGATTTAAATAATTCTCTTAGTCTTTCATGTGAAGCTGAATACTGCCCATGCATGGTAACTTTATCCCCTTGGTCTAACACTACTACAGCAGGTTCAATTTTATTTATGTATTTCTCTATTTTAGGTAAAGTCCAATCCTGTATATCCTTCATTATTACATTCGCAGATATTTGACTAAACTTTTCCCTAGCTTCTTCTACATTCAACTCCAACTCATCCCTCGTCATTCCTGTATAACAAGAAATTGCTCTAAGCATCATTCTGCTCGTTCTCTCTTCATTACCTAAATACAAAACTCTATTACCTTGTTCAGCAAACCCATTTTCCCCAAAGCATAGATGTAGGGCAAAAGCTGATTTACCAGTCTCTGGCAGAGCAAAAATAGCACCAAATTCCCCTCTACCTATCCCATATACATTTCTAGCTAAAGACTCTAAGTTGAATTGTAATCTATTAGTGTTACTACTCTCTTCTAATAGTTTATCAATGTCTTGAGTAGTCTCTTCCCCAAACTCATCCAGAAAATCTTCTAGATTATTGTACTTATTTAATAACTCAGTAACTTCATCTATTGAATCTGTACTTCCTTTCGCAAAGCTCATGCCTAGTGAAGCTATCTGTTGCCCCAATAACTGATGGTTTAAACTTCTTACATACGAAACGAGAAGTTCCGTATTGGCTAAAGAATTACTTTCAGTATTTATATTGGTATCATTTAATTCAAAAAGGATATTTTCAAAAAGTCTTAACTTGCTTAAACTCTGATAAGGATCTTTTATCTTGTTTAGTGCAGTCAACCCTTGAATGTCTAATCCTTCTAGAGTTGGGTGAGTTTCGTACCCTTCGATAATCAAACCATAAAGATCGTGTAAGTCTTCACTAAACAATTCTTTAGATAAGTAATTTTTGACAGCTAAGTAGTTTTGCTTGTTTAATAATCTAGACAGTAGATTAATTTCTACGTTTTGAATCTCAGACATTTTCCCTCATTCATCCTTAAACGTTAGTATTTACATCTTTGTTTATATATTTTTTTCTTTTCTTTTCTTACAATTTTACTTCGTACAGGATGCTTGACTAAAGTCCATTCCTTTAAATCTGTTCCCCTACCTCGCCTTTCTCTAACTACTACGTTTCTTTCCTCTTCTATTTCGTACAAAAATTTAAAAGGAGATGAAGGATCAGATATTTGTTTGTTGACAATATCATCTAGTTGATCTTCTAAATATCTCCTAAAATCTTTCAACTCTTCACTCTGATTATTATCCCAACGTCCTGGCATAAAAAAGTCTATGTTCAATATCGCTCTACATTTCATTTTTGTCTTACCTCTCTTTATTATATAGCCAGTAAATTTTTAATTGTATTATCATCTAAATCTTTTATATCTTTTCCTCCATGTAGAGTAAGGTTGTTAAGATGAATCGAATCTACTTTCTTATTAGGAAAATAGACTTTTATCTTTGCTTCTAATCCCAAATTTTTCACTTGTGCGTCAGAATCTAAACAGACAAAAATAGAATTTATCCAGAATCTCTCTTTTATCAATTGTTGTAAGCTCAAAATTGCATTGTCTGATAGGCTAGTGCCTAGCAAAGAAACTCCCAGTGAATCAGTCAGGTAAGTTAATTTAATAGCTGACAATACATCCTCCACTAGCACTACACTTTTGTAAGATTCTTTAGGTTTAACCCTACTATCAACTATAAATAAAGAAGGTTTTTCTCCATAGACTAACCATTTAGGTTTTATTCTGTCAAATAAAGTTCTACCCATCGCAAAATTATTGTATAAATATTTATTCTGAAATAATATTCTATGTTTTCTTGGATCATAACTGATTTGTAATCGTAGATTGTTTAATATTTTATAATCTAAATTATACTTCTCTAAAAATTTTATCTTTTCTTGATGATTTCCTATATGCCCTAACACTAAAGGAACTTCATTTTTAATTTTTACTGTATTTGAGTTAAATTCTTCTTTGTTTAAGAAACTAGCAACTCTAGTCAGATTGTGTCTCTTATTATCTAGACTTATCTTTCCTCTCACCTGACAAATTGCCTTAAAGCAATTATACACTACTGAATCGTCTGCCTCAGATACACTTACTGTAAGTGTACGTCTTCCTTTACAGATTGGACAATCAAATCTTCCATAGTCCATTTGAGTGAGTCTGAAATTTTTGATTATTTTATCTATTTCAGAGTAGTTCATTTCTTTTTGGATAAGGAATAATTAAATGTTCGATGCTTTTACGCAAATTTTTACGCTCTATCTTTTTTCCAAGGAATGTAAAGTATCTTTCTTTTTCTGTTTGCCCCACAAACTGAGCAGTAGGGAACTTGGCTAAAATATCATCTTTACGCTGATTTCCCACAATTGCCCTAATAGACCTTGAACCATACAATTTACCATCAATAAGAACTGCAAAACGCTTTTTACCATTTTTTACGTTAGGGTTTGCCCTTCTCATTGAACCTATGTAATCCCAGTTCAATGATTGATAAATGGTTCCTATCTCTCCTGCCATAGTATCTACAGTTGCTGTAACAACTCGGTACTCTGTATTTTTCTGTATCCATTTATTCACACGAGAAATAAAGAATGAAGCTGTGTTCTTTGGTGTCCACCAGATACAAACCCCTCTAGCCAACAGAAGCATGTTATCTGTGTATCCATACTTATCCCAATGACCTAAATTTTTTGCATAATCATAACTATAAACTAGAACACCTCCCAGTTTAGGCCCAGCAGATGTTTTAAATGTTATTCCAAAATGAAATAACGATATTGCTGGCATACATTGAAGATATTCATAGCGTTCAATAATTGATTTAGCAGTGGCTCTATCAATTTGAGATATATCTGTGTTAGTTAAATCTATATTTGAAATTTGAAAATCAATTTGATCTTTTTCTTCATTAGCCCTTTGTTTTCTCATAAGTGATTGATGAGCTTCCCCTATAGGTACATCTCCAACATAGGGTCTATATATAATATTTTTGTGATCCATTTTTATTTATATTTATTTTTACTTGCACGTCAGATGAAAAATATACAGTACTATATAGATAGAAAAGACCATGTCAAGTACAAAAATAAATTAAAAATAATGCTTGCAGTTGTGTCTGACTGAGTTCATATTGTCATTTCATTTTGATTTGACTGACAAATGCAAACAATAATATCTTCTTCATATCAGAGACTTATCCTTCCTAGTCGCTAAGAAGATTAAAGTTCATCCAAGGTTTGTCAGTTCATAATTTTCCTGCCTCAGTATCTTTTATCCTCTTTAGATACTGAGGTTTTCTTCAATCAGTTAGTCAGTAAAGTTTTTAATTTTTTACTTGCGCGTCAGATTCATTAATACCCTTCTCTAGTTAAGTTAGTTCTTACTATACTTACTCTCTCTCTGCTCCTCTAGAAATTCCTCCAAAAAATTCAGAAGATTTTTCTCATAAAAGAAGAAAATTACTTTCTCATAAAAGAAGAAAATTACTTTCTCATAAAAGAAGAAAATTACTTTCTCATAGAAAAATAAATTTATTTTAAAGTGAGTAAATTTATATGAGAAAACTATCATTTTGTGAGTAGATTTTCTTTCGTTTTATTTTCCTTGGATAAACTAAATTTTTTATTCTCCTTATTTAAACTAGAAAATTAAGGAATAAAAATTGACTAAGTGTTTTTTCTTGGTTGGTTTTGTTGTTCTTATTTTTTAATTATTTAAGGAAGATCAAAATGAAATCTAGTTCACAAGTAAAAAATGCCGGTATTATATACGAGGGAAAAAGTCTGGTAGATGGTAAACCGATTGTAGTTATTTTATCTGGTAAAATAAACAGATCTAGTAATAGTAAGACTGGAGATATGCTCCAAACTAATATCATTTTACAGGATGTTGCTCCAACTGTAGCAAGCAAGATTGGTGAGGATTATTCAGTTTGTAAAAGTTGCATGCACAGAGGTTTTGTAGATTTAAACAGTAAGAAAGGAACTGCTGAAGAACGTTCTTGCTACGTTAATCTTTTATTTTTAAATACTATTTATCGAGCATATAAACGAGGAAAATACTCTTATCTAACAGAAGAAGATCTTCAAATTATGTTGTTTGGGGAGAGTTTGCGTATCGGTAGTTATGGTGACCCAGGCGCAGTTCCGAAAGAAGTTTGGCTGGATTTAATTGAAAATTATAATATTAAGAATCATACTGGCTATTCCCACCAGATCCTAGATGATAATAATGAAATAATAAATAAAAATAGATATTTAGCTGATTTTTGTATGATAAGTTGCGATAATTTAGAACAAGCCAAAATAGCTTGGAGTAATGATTTGAGAACTTATAGAACGATAACTGATCTAAATCAAATAGACTGGGATAATGAAATAGTTTGCCCAGAAAGTTATCGCAAAGATATAACGTGCAAATCTTGCGGTTTGTGCCGTGGAAGTAAGGGAAGTAAGGCTAAGTCGATAGCAATTCCAATCATTGAAAGAACAAAAAAGAATTACCTAAAAAATATCAATAATTTAGCTAGCCAGGGAGTATAAAAATATTATGCTTCACTTTTATGCTATAATCGGGTTTATAACTTTTTGGCTGTTTGTGCTTGATTTTATTAAGTAAATTAGATCAATATATTTTTCTATTGATTTATTTACTAGATAAAGTAGTATTGATTTTGTGCATGTAAGCACAACGGGCAAGGTATGCCCATTTTTTACAATCCTATAAAGGAAAATAACGATGAGAAACGAAAAAGGACAATTCGTAGGTAAGAAAAAGGAGATGATTGATATTTTGGGCCAGTGCTCAGAGAAGACGGTCTTTAATGTCGAGAAAGAAATTACTCCTATCATTCATTACGACGGACGTGTAGAGAAGGATCGGTTTACGTTAAATCGATTTGACCAGAAAGGGAATAATCTAGATCAAAATAGGATATGGCAGACAGTAGGCCCGAAGTTTCATTGTCTACAAGCGGAGGATCTTTTAAAGACTTTCCAAGACTATCTTCCTATGCACTTCACTTCCGAAGAATTACAGGATATTCAAGTTAAGGAATATTCTGCCTTTGATTCAACGAACTTATCTTGGGAGATTCACTTTCCTAGAATGGCTGAAGATTTAGTGTTAGCTAACCTTACTACACAATCTAGATTTGTTCTTCAACTATCAACAGGTTTTGGCACTATAAAAACAACTATAGTTAGTAAGATTCTGGATCTAGTCTGCACTAACGGAATGATGATCCAAAGCCCGAAAGCAGTGGTGGGAGGTAAACACTACGAAAATACAAATCTTAGCTTGTTAGGTCATTC